CGAGCCCCATTCTTGGAATGCAAATATTTTTTTATGTCCGCGATATTCAATCCCAGTAAAATGTAGAGGTAAAAACATATAACTGGGATACACACTAAAATCTGAATATTTTCCTGTTTCTAATAATAGTGTCAAAAGACCAGGTCCTACCGTATACCACGCCCGCTTTCCACATGTCTCCGGACAAGTTTCGTTAACCAACATCCAATCGATCGCCCCGCGACAAAGAGGATGTTTTGGAACATAACCCATGGTACCTGTAGCAACCAGACCTTGACGACATTCTTCGTTTTCAAATCCAGCAAAAGCTGTTCGATTCAAAAAAGATTCATCAAATGGTTCGACACAAATAGAATCGGCGTCCAAAAAAATACCGCCATATTGATAGAGAATTTCCCAGCGAATGATGTCTGCCTTGCCATTAATTTCTGACATTCGATTAATGGCGTCCGTACATTCCAATTTCAAACCTCGTCGAGCAATTTCCGCCTCTGTCCAACGAATATACTCAAAATCCGGGTGTTTGTCTCGCCATGTGTCCATAAATTTGGTAGGCATCGGTTTGGGACCAATCCATAATTGGTGAATGATTTTTGGAATGGGCATTGAATTTATAAGAATTTATTACACAATATTTATACCCTTTTTAGTAAAAAACAAATATATATATATATACTGTAAAAAATGACTAATATTGCCATTTTTTATATTATTCTTATTAGTTTTACAATCACAATCATAATTTGTACCTATTTATGTAAATATGCAAGACAACCTATTCTACAATAGAAGTCGATTGATATACATATAATCGATGAATATAATCTGTATATACATGCATTTTTTCGTATTCCGTCCAATTGCCATCACCAAATGTTTCTGATCGTTCTGTATCTTCATCCAATACCCATCCTGAGAAGATGGTTTTATTCTGATAATATACTGTACAAAAATATTTACCTGAAGGTTCAATACATTCAACAAAATGTAATTCACTAGGAAATATTTGACAAATATAATATTCCGAATAATCAATTTCATGATAAACTCCCCATCCTGACATAATATGTTCCATTACGGTTCTTATATACAGATTTTGTCGTTCACTCCATCGGACCCATACATTGCTCCAGATTTCTTGACGAACATTTTTGAAGAAATATCTACGATGTTCAAGTTCACGCGTATTGTCGTACTCGAAAATATTCCTCAATATGTCCTGATTAAACCCATACAGACGACTTTGTTCGATTGATGTATTCATAATTTAGATATTTGATTGAGTTAAGTGCATTTGATATTATTAATAAAAATATTATCAATTTTTTACGGTAAAATGGAGTAAATAATTTTATGTTTCCTCTAATTCTTCGCTACGTACATTCTCATTAGTTCCCAAGACGACTTCGCCGTCTCCAGTTATTTCTATTGTAGAAATAGGTTCTCGAGTGTTTATATCTACAGACGCATTATCGTTAGGACGCATAAAATCTAGATTCTTATTTAAATTAATAAATTCCATCATAACACCGCGCTTTATTACTGATAACTCAAATTGGATATTTTTGACTGTGTCAAATAATATATTTAATTTAGTATGAATATCTATTTCAGATTTATTATCGGTCATTTGACCATGAATATCAGGTAATTGTTCTACATCAACATGAATGTTATTTCCAGATAAATCTATTTTTTCATTAAATACGACTCGTTTGGAACCTTTTGTTTGCGTTTGCATTTGTGGTTGTAACATCGGTTGAATATCCAATTCACGCAATTTCAATTGTTGTTGTAACAACTCTTCCATATTTTCGATAGAACGGTCATCGACGACCTCTTTAAAATTTGGTTCAGGTGGTACTTCTCTTTTCATCATATTATCATATTCCCGTTGTCGATTGGCCACTTCCATCGTGAATCCTTCTTGACGAATTCCCTTTACACCATTATCATTAGATAATGATGAAACAGGTTGTAGAGGGCGAATTGAAGTATTCAACATTGGATTATGATTTTGTTGTACATTGTTGTCCGAAATGGTATAATTAATGTTATTTTGATTTGTTTTTGTATTATGTTTCAGAATATATGTATTTAATGTTTGTGCCATGCTCTGAATTGTCTGTTTATTCAATTCTTTTAAATCTGAACTGGAAATTTTTCTATCACGATTGTTCTCATAAATTGTTTTGACCGTGTTTTTAAACCAAACTTCTCTATCACCTTGTGGAATCATCTGACAATTGGGTATTTTTTGTATAGTTTTCCATAATAATTCTTGGTTCTCTGGTTGTACGAACAAGCTCATTGTAATTTAAGAAAATTACAATAAATATCTTTATGTCTTTTTAGGTTGGAAAATTTTATCTAGTATTGCGCGATTTTTTTCTGTATCATTGTAACCCTGTTCATATAATTGCAAAAAATCGTATTTTTCTTTACACAATAGTGTAGTATAGTCTTCTATATAAAATCCTTCTGGTTTGGCGGTTTCCCACATATCCGGTTTAATAATTATGTCTGGTGTAATTAAATCATAATAAGGATACCGACTGAATCCACCATCAAAAGTGTAATATTTACGATATGTATTAATAAATCCACCTGTAATTAAAGGAATATGAGAACTGGATATACAACAATTCAATGTATCTTCTAAGCTGATAAAATTATGAAAAATACTGGTTTTCACAAAATATGCGGAATTATTTTTATGATTATGTATATAATTATCATTTAACTTTAAAGGTATAAACCATCCATTGGGATGAATAGTAGTCACTCCGATGTAAATTTTGTCTAATTCAAAATCAGAATCATTAAAATTTTCGAGAATTCGTGTTTTAATATTTAATTCAAAATCTTTGATCTTTTCTTTTTTGGTGATTTTGGTTTTGACACCCATTGTCTTATTGAGAAAGGTGTGCACATTACCCTTAAATGCTAAAATAAGTGCGTTCCATGCACCGGCTGATGCTCCCGAAAAAATATATTCTGAAATATCGTAATTATCTTTGATAAAAGCTACTATACCTGTTAAATAAAATCCCTTGAACCCACCTGGTGTAATGCATATCATTTTTTTGGGTATTTGTGGAAAAACAGGTGAATTGTTCTCTATTCTGGTCGGAGAGGACCCAAGACCAGAATGGAGGTTTACTAAATGAAATTTCTGTTTATAGTATGTTCTTTTTATGAAAGGGTTTTTATGTATTATAAATGAACTTACTTTTTTTATAAAATTACCTTTGTATAATAACATAGACATTTGTATAAATATATTGAAATATCTATTTAGTTTCATATATACTATAAAAACAATAGTATTTATGTTATTTGCGCATTTTACGAGTTTTTCTAGATTTTTGACCACCATTGTATGTGGTTGGTCGTATTTTTGATCGTGTTTTTACATGATATTCCTCATCTTCGCGTTGTCGTAAACTTGCTTCATACTGCTGTGCAACAGCCTCTTTGTGTTGTCGTAAACTTGCTTCATGCTGATTTTTAATAACCTCGTCCTTTTTTTCTTGTTCTTCCTTTTTTGCTTTGGCAGCCTTCTTTTTTTCTTCAATTTTTTTTAAATCTATTTCTTTTCCGTATTTATCTGTTATATTTATTATGTTTCCTTTTTTATCTTTGATAATTTTTTTACCGGATTTATCCGTAAATGTTGTTTGTTTCTTCACCTCATATTTAACATGCTTATTATCTTTGTCCGTTTCCCGTTTATCGTCGAGTTCCTTGTCGCAATTACCAGTTTTTGTATTTATATTTTTTGTATGACATAATTTACCATCTTTTGTTTTAACTATGTTGCAGCGTTTTGTTTCAGGATCAATATTTTTTAATTTACAATCAATTCCTGTATTATCCTTTACTGTAGAATCAGGTTCCTTGCATAATTTTGTTTTATCATCTATGTGTTCTTTTACACAAATTTTATCTTTTTTATCTTTGATGCAAGGTCCTGTTTTTGATATATCTTTATCCGTACATTTTGTGTCGGGTTTCGCATTTTTATTTTCTTCTTGTGTTCCTGGCGGAGGTATTGTGTCTTGTTGTCCGTAAGGATAGGGATTTGGTCCTGCATGCATGTTATTTCTAGTACCATCAGTACCATCAGTACCATCAGTACCATCAGTGCCTCTGGAACCGTCCGCACCATCAGTACCTCTAGTACCATTTGAGTTGCCTACATCCACACTCGTATCCTTACCTTGTGTCGGACCAGTGTATGACGACATTGTGAATGGTGTTGTTTCCATCGTAAGTGCAGACACATTTGGTGAAATATTTGGTGAACTATCACTAGTCTCTATATTTGTTGTTTGTTCGTCGTGAGTTATTACATTTGTATTGTTGCTCATCATATACTTGTCACTGTCACCAACAGTTCGCATTTCTAATTTTGGGAATACATCACTGTTACCCACTAAAATTTCTTTAATACGAGCTTCACGCGGTAAAAATTTGAAAGTTTCGTAAGATTTTTTGATTGAAGCTAAATATTCTTCCACATCTAACACACTCGAATCGATGTAATGTTTAAATCCATCAATCGCACCATATGAATTGGCATCAAAAATAATATTCTTGTATAATATTTTACTAGGGTCCAATAGAGACGGATAAGCAATAACATATATTTTTTCATATCCGATTCCGGAACCACCCAACTGTTTTTTTACCTTTTTGGGTAATTTTTTATCATCAATGATGAGAACCACCTGTTTTGTTCGTTTCAAGACATATTTCCAAAAATTCATATCTGAAGCGAAAACAACGGCATGGTCATCATAATTAATACCATTTTTACGATTTTTACGATTTTTTATAGTTCTTTTATGATGTTTCGTTTTATGCATGTACCTATTTACATAATCTGGATATTATTTTATGAATTGAAATACTCGCTGCGCAATTTCTCTACATATTTATCAGTAATACGAACCTTTTTAAAGAAAAAGATCTTATCCTTGCAAGATTTAAATTTATAATGATTTGGTCGGGTCAGCGTGCTTCGCACGCAACCTTGAACCACCTTCGGTGGTTCTGAGGGGGCGTTTACGCATCCAACATTGCGAAGCGATAACTCTGTAGGTGACCTACGGTCACCGGAAGAGTTTGGTACATCTATCTCTTCTGTTAACAAGGTTATAATAAAAAAAAGCGAATACATACCACATTCAGTATTACTGAATTGATGTTCGAAAGGCGCATTTTGAAAAAATTTGAAACGAATCGGTTTGGACGATAAAAGTCCTTGTTTCTGGATAGTTTTTACTAATTTCATAATCTCTTGTGGAATCTTTGTACCCGCACTATCAAAATAAAATATAAATTTGTCTTTAACATCTACAAACAACGAGACCCAATGGGTTCCAGGGCCTGTGTGTTTGTCTAAATTAAATACTATCGCTATTTTATCTTTTTTTCTTTTCATAAGTTCTCCCAATGAAAATTTACAAAGTTCTGTAGAAACGCAAACATCATCTTCAGAAGGTCTCGCAAAGTCGATGAAGCTCGGTCCGATAAATTCGAAATTTGAATAACGGTCTTCATATTGACTCAATACATTGAAAATATCAATGTTGGACAACCACTCATTTGGGTTGTGATTCCATTCTTTAGGATGGTATGGAGCAAAAATATATTCTTTGATTTGTCGGCGGGTTTTTTCATCTTTTATTGCCTGAAGCCAACAATCTTCTTTTGTACATTTGAGTCGGACACGCAATTCTTTCCAAATAGTCTTCGGATCATCGGTTTTGATAGGGTCAGATTTGTGAGTATGATTGAACGCTTTTTTCAGGTCTCTTAATACATTGGCTGTATAACATGAATTGGATGCAATTGTTTTACCATCAAACAAAGGATTACATTTCATTGGCGTATACGGTGCGTCCTTTATTTCTGCGAGTGTGAGAACCAATGGTTTGGCGAATTTAACGGTTTTACGATGTTTTGTGCTATAACCTTTTGAAGTTTTACGATTATGTTTTTCATCTATTTTTTTTTTATTTAAAATAAAAGAATCCACCTCTTCCATATATAGTATTAAATAATATTTTATCATTTACCTTTTTTTTGGCAATGACCAGAATGCCTTGGAAATTTTATCTAAAGAATCAGACGAAATCTCATTATCTTCCATTCGTCTTTCATCGAATAATACAGCATCATCGTCTTCATTGTAATGACATTTAGTAGGTTGTTCTTCATAATCCGTATTTTCCAAATATTTTATACAGGTTCTCGCAAAATCAAGAAAAGATTCATTGAGTTCGTTGTTTATTTGTTTTTTAGGGTCTTCCAAAAAATCGTTCAATAAATTACGAATATCTATCTTATGTTTTTCAATCTTTTTTAAAATTTTTTGTTCTTCTTCTAATTTTTGCGGATTCGTCAAAGAAAGATAACGGCTATATTGGTTTTTATTCAAAAGAAGCCCCAAAGTAATTTTATCAAGACCACTCATTTTGTCAGTAAGTTCATCCATAATTATATAAACTATGATTGATTTTATTTTATAACATATGTATATATCATAAATAAATTATGTCAATTAAACCTTCTTCATTGGGTGGCGGTCCTTACACTGGTTGGTCTCCCAAACAAACATGTCTCAATTATAAATCCAGTGAAAACATAATGGCAAGACGAATTGTTGTAAAATCGTGGAATACACAATATGCGACGGGTGTTTTCAATGGTAAAAATCGTATTATTACCCCTTTTCGTGCCGTAAATAATTTAGGTGATTTTTTAGGCAGAAAAAATTATCAAGCTGGTGGTTCAAATACAGTTAATGTTGACCGTTACAAGCGTAAAAACAACATTGGAACAGTTCCTAATGCGAATGACTTAAGTGGTGTACCTGCTTCTACGTGCAACCCTAAATTTGTTCCCGACTCATCTGATTATATTAGATTTAAGAAGTTGCGCGCAACCAATTATACTTACAATGAACAGAAAAATGGCGGCAACAACAACAATGCGTCCCAACAGGCGAGATTGTTTGTACACCGCTTCTAATTGCGATATTTTTTCATACTATAAGTATATAGTATGTTTAATAGTTATTTAGTTGAATTTTTTGGTACATGTTTTTTAGTATACATTATTTTAGCAACAGGAAATCCGGTTGCTATTGCTTGTGCATATGCGCTCACTGTCATATTAATAAAAGACATTAGTGGTGGGCATATCAATCCTGCGGTTAGTATTGTCATGGCGTCACTCGGAAATATTGAAATAAGTGAATTAGTTCCTTATATTTTGGCACAAGTTTTTGGAGCGTTGGTTGCATTAGAACTCTTTAAACGAATCCAATTATAAAATTCATTATATGTTGATATTTTTTTGTAATTTTCATAATTACAAAAAATATTATTCCTTTTCCGTCTCCTTTTCTACATCAGGTTTATTCTCTTGTTCTATGTATCCATTAGTTCCCAAGACGGCATTGCGTGCAGAGCCGTCTTTTGGAGAATTCAAGGCAGCACCGCTACGAGTCTTGTTACACCACTCCGTAATTGCATTGGAATCTCCAGATTTTATAACACTATCAAAGCACGAAAACCATTTTGTTATACACGAATTACCAAAAGAATTTTCTTTTGTACATTTACAATCATCTCCACATTTACAATCATCTCCACATTTACAATCATCACCGCATTTACAATCATCTCCACATTTACA